GTGTATGAACTGAAACAAGTGATCAGCATCTGGGTAGACTGAATCTGCAAAGAACGTCCACTTAAACTCTTTGTTATCTAATATTAACTTCTCAAGATGTTTCCTATAATATAAAGGAACTAAATCTTTTAATACCATATTACCCTTCGCAAGCTAAGCAAGTGTCTCCATCTGTCATAGCTTTTAAATCGATCTCTGCAATAACTTCACGCTCGATCTTCTTAGATACTTTATCTGCCTTAGCGATCTTATCAGATCTGCAGTAGTACATTGTTTTAAGTTTTTGTTTCCATGCCATAAAGTGTACAGCATGAATGTATTTAATATTACTATCAGGTCTAAAGAATACGTTTAATGATTGTGCTTGGTCAATAAACTCTTGACGATCTGCAGCATGTTGTACCACCCATCTTTGATCGATCTCCATGCTAGTCTTAAACACATCTTTGGTCCAATCGTCCAGTATATCCAAATGTTGTACTGAACCATCGTTCGCAATAATTGAAGACCAGATCTCATCATACTTATCGGCATGTTTCTCCTTAATGATCTTATCTAAATATTGGTTCTTATGTAAGTGTGAACCGCTTAGTGTATCTTGTCTGTATGCATTTGCTCTAAATGGTTCTATTGATGGGGAAGTATTGCCCATAAGGATAGAAGAACTAGCATTGGGAGCAATAGCCATGAGATGAGAAAAACGGTTTCCAGTGCCTTCGGCATCTGGTGCTTCACCTCTTTCTTTACCAAGGTGTTTGTTTGCTTTATCAAGGAACCCTCTAATGTGTTGAAAAATTTGCTTATTGAGTCCCGTAGCCATTGCGGACTCCCATGGGATATTCCTTCGCTGCAATAGAGCGTGCCAACCAAGAGCCCCAATACCAATACTCCGCTCACGAGCAGCAGAGTAACGAGCGCGCTTAATAGTAGAAGGAGCAGTATCGATAAAATATTGAAGCACGTTGTCAAGCATCTCTGCAACATCTTTAAGAAACAAGCTATCATTTTTCCAATCATCATAGTATTCCAAGTTTAATGAAGATAGACAACATACTGCGGTCCTCTTCTCGTTAGTAGGTAAAATAATCTCTGAACATAGGTTTGATTGATGGATCTTTAAACCTTTGTCTTTTAACCATTGAGGCATCTTTCTATTAGATTCATCAATGAAATGTAAGTATGGCTCACCAGTTTGCATACGCATCTCTAGTAGTTTTTGCCAAAGTTCTTTTGCTGATACAACTTCTGTAACAACTCCTGAATGTGGGTCTTTTAATTCCCAATCATCGTTAGCTTCATGATCTAACATACATCTTTCGATGATCTCCATGAATGCATCAGGAATGTTAACACCGTGATGTAAGTTCAAGCAACGCATGTTTTGGTCACCTGTTGGCTTACGCATCTCAAGGAACATTAGAATATCAGGATGTGATATATCCAAATAAGCAGCGTAGCTACCACGACGAGTACGACCTTGACGATAAGCCAAAGAACTAGCATCATACATTTTAAGATGAGGCATAACGCCAGTAGACTTATCATCGGCACTACGAATACCAAAGCCAATCCCAACACCACCCCCAAGCATAGATAACCAATTAGTTTCACTTAAGTTTTCCACAAGCCCTTCAGCTGTGTCCTCAATAAAATTTAAAAAGCAAGAGATTGGTAGTCCTCTCTTGGATCTACCAAACGATAAAATAGGTGTAGCATAACTTAGCCAATGCTTTGAGCTATACTCATATAATCTTTGTGCATGGAATTTGTCTGAGGCGAATTGACTTGATACGAATGCAAATCTTTCTTGTGGAGAAACTTCGTCGTCCTTCATGTACGACTCTTTTAATCTAATTAAGCCTAATTCGTCAAACAGTGCATCTCTTGAATAGTCTACTTTAATTCCGTGAACTAGGTCGCTCATTAACATTTTCTCCAATGGGTGAACCTTAATCTGGCTTCCATGCCAGAAAAAGTATTGTTGTTTATAGTATCTAAAATTTGTTCTGTTGTTTTACCGCTTGTGATCATCTCATTAATATCTTTCTCTGCGACAGTGTCAGGAAACATACAAACTTCATAACCAAGATCAATATATTTGGATATGAACTTAGTGATCTCTGTTGATCTTGGTTCATTATCCATGACTAAAACTGCTTTGTCTTTTAGACTCCTTACGAATGGGGTGTCGAACCCTGCGCCAGATACTGCTATGGCATTTGGTAGGAATAAAGAATCTATAGGACCTTCTACTATATATATCTTTTTATTCGTGTCTAGTCTGTCTAGACCGTAAATTTTTTCTTCATTCTCGTCTAGCTTAATAGTTATATATTTTGGCATCTCTTTACCAAAAGCTCGGCCTTGGAAGGCTATACACTTACCATCTTTATAATACGGTATAACTAAACGCGGTGTGTCATTGACAGGCTTGGGAAAAGTGTACTTAAGCTTATTAGTAAACTCTTTAAACTTAGGTACAAAGTATAGTACATCCCATGCATCTCTTGGGATCTTACGTTTAACCACGTATTGTAGGGCTGGATGGGTTAAAGGTAGATTGGATATCACTTGGGCCCCTGCCTTGATCAACTCATTTGTGTCCGCTTTATTAAGGAATGGTACATCAATAACTTCTTCAAGCTTAGTATGGTCATTATGACTTGAGCTATTTTCCTTATAACGCTCCAGGACGTATTCTGAGTATAAAGTAGGATCTAAGTGTTTGATTAGATTACCAATATTGGAGCTAAAACCACAATTATGGCATTTATACACAAGTCTATTGTCATTCTTAAAAACGAACCCCCGGGCTTTTAGGGGATTTTTCTTAGAATCACCACATATAGGACAACTAAAGTTCCAATAGTTGTCTGCTTTTTGTTTAAAGTTTCGGAGCTTGTAGGAGATACGACCTACATACTTGGCATCAATATATAACATAGAACCATTATATCACAATACATAATTAAAGTAAAAATATTTTGCTGGTATGCCTAGCTGGATTCGAACCAGCGACCCTCAGCTTAGAAGGCTGATGCTCTATCCAACTGAGCTATAGACATAAAATTGGTGCCGGTTAACGGAATCGAACTGTTGACCTTCGCATTACAAGTGCGCTGCTCTACCTGCTGAGCTAAACCGGCGAAAACTTATTCTTGTTCTAAGACTGCTACGATATCTTCTTCTAATATCATAACACGTTGAGCACCATCTACTGTAACCACTGCACCCTTATTCCACATCAATAAGACTACTTGGCCAACTTCAACGGATTTAACTTCTGGACCGATAGCTAAAACAGTAGCGGTCTTTGATTCGCCCTGTGCATCACGGCCTTCGATGATGATACCTGATGCTGTTTGATTTTCTCTTTTATTTTCGGCAACAAGGACTTTCTTGCCTAATGGACGTACTGCCATGATGTATTCACCTTTACTGTTAAAATATAATTATACCCTATTAAGGATATATTGTACAATTATTTATAGCGATAATTCTTGATCTTGGTTAGTCCTTTGATAAGCAGATAGCTTGTCAAGATAACCTTGGTTTCTTAGCTCTTTGAAGACTAGGTTTTCAAATGAAAACTCTCCACCCTTCTTAATAGCTGCACCACGCATGTCGCGTAGTTTTTCTTTGAAGTGTTTTACTGAATCAAGGTCTACATGATTATCAATCATATCATCAATCATCTTCATATAGAACTTAACCTTCTTTTTAAGGTATGGATCTTTTAAAAATTCATCACCAATAAATTCTGGCTTTGCTATCCATTCGTTATTTGTTAATGAGTACACACCCTGATTTTTAGGGTATTCTACCGACTCATCTTGCGCATAAGGCTCTAATCCATATCCAAGGATAGTAATCTTATGGGACATAGTCCACATTTGTTTTTTATCTTGTAAGTAATCGTCTAATAGAGGATTATCTTTTGCTATAGCGGATTTATCAACAACAAGATGTACATCAATATCAGACATGTCAGTATAGTTATAGTTGGCATTGCCACCAAGCATAATAACTTCTTTAACAGCTTCTTTAGGGATCTTAGCAAATTGTCTCCACACTTCGCCAAATTGTAATAGTTTGGCTCTTACCTCTGGCTTCAACACAAAATCATTCCAGAGTTTTGGGTTCAACTCTTTATGGTATTGTAATTGAAGTTTTAATTCTTTTAGAGTTAATTTCATTTGTATAATTTATTCACTAGGTAGCCAATAGCAATTGCCCCACCAATAACTAACCAGCGCCAGATCTCTAGTACTTTAACTCGTGCGTCAATACCTTTAAGCTTCTCTTCGATAGCAGCTTGGATCTTAGCATGACCTTCTACGCTATTTTGCATAGATTGGTCTAGCTTCTTATTGATCTCTTTAGCTATATTGTCAATCTTTACATGGATATCTCTAATGTCGTCTTCGTTGCGCACGGTATCTTTCTCGATTACGTTTAATCTTGTGTCATGGACAGCAAGCAATTTACTTACTGAGTTACTGACTTCTGTGAGTTTATCGATAGAAGTATCAAGCTTCTCAACGATCTTCTCTAATGATTTGATTTCCTCATTAGTTGCCATTATAGATCTTTTCCTGTTGTGCTACCCAGTCTTGTAAAGCTTTTAATCTTTCGCTTAACTGATGGTAGTTGTTATAATTGATCGTTACTGTTTCTCCGATGGTAGAGAGTTTAACGGAACTGGCGGTTCCATCAATTCCTTGGGAGGAGTCGGGAACTTCATTTTTTGCGGCAGAATCGTGGAGCACGACAAAAGATTTAGGCACAACGCACTTAGCGTCAGCGTCTTTATTGACATACTCAGTAACTTTCTTAATGATAACATCACCCTTCTCCTTAACTACCTTTGTTTTTGTAATATACTTAGTAACTACTTGTTTTGAATTCTTTTCAGATAATGCAACCTTACGGTCCATATCTGCTTTAAGTTTTGCAGCTTCAGCTCTCCACTTCATTTCAGTAGAATAACTACCAAAGAAGTATACGCCAGCAATCAATACTAGTGTTGATATTCCTTTAATCAATGCTGATGCAGTCTTAATTCCAGGAATAAATCCACCGAAGGTTCCAACAAGATAACCTGTTGCACCAATACCCATTACTGCAATGACAGCTTGGTATAACCAACTATCTGGTATAAAACTCAGCATCCACATTATACAGGCTTCGCTCTTCTAGTCATGCCGACGATAGGACCACCAGCATTCATTTGTTTATATTTGTTTACATCTTTCTTTTTTGGTACTGGGATATCTGTAGATACAGCAGCACCAGTAGAATTGGTAGGAGCACCGCCGACTGCGCCGGCACCCATACCGTCTTCTTCTAGTTCTTTCATGTACTTCTCTACGATTAATAGTTCTTCAGCTAATAAAGCATCAGACTCCATTAATCTATTGAACTTCTCTTCCATCATTGAGATAGAACGATCGTTCTTTTGATAATACTCTTTGATTAGGAAATATGCACTTACTAAACTCTTTAGCTTACTTTCCCCTCCAGGCAGTTTGTTGATAATCTTCTTCATGTTGAAGACCAATCGATGGAGATAGGTATAGGCATTCCTCTCTGCGTCAGTATTGAGCAAAGAAGATCGTTTGAGGTTTTTACCTTTTGAGTCGATGATACCCAATTTGTAGGCATCTGTGTCTACAAATGGTTTTACCAACATAGAAAGTACGCGGTAAGCTACTAAGTTGTCTATTAATCGTGACATTAAATCTTCCTAAGTGTTTGTATTATATATTCGTCCAATTTTATTTCAGCTAATTTTATCTTATACTGTGGAACTTCTTCAGGCATCCTGTTAACGAATACTAAGAAAGTTACCAAACTATTCCAATATTCTTTATCGATCTTATAAAACAACATATTAGTTGCGTGATCTCCAAAGATATTATAGATTACAATGAGATGATTTAATATTAAGTTCTCTTTTAAATCGTTCTCATTATGATACCTATTGAATAGCTTCTTTAAGTATAAAAACCTTTTGAGGTCATCATTAAACTCTTCCAACGAATAGCATTGGCTATTGTCGTAATGATGCATCGCATAGGTTAAAAAATTATCTTCTGTCAACACTTGATTCATATTAAAAGAAGGGGAGTTAACCTCCCCCACTTAGTTAGCTTGCTGTTACTGTTAATACTGCTGTTGTTGATGTTACGCTTGTAGAACCTGCTGAAGATACTACGCAACGATATTTATCACCATTTGAATCTGCTGCACCAGCCGCAACTTGAGTTGCACCTGTTGTGTAAGAAGCTGTAGTGCCACCAGTACCAGTTGATACGTTATTCCATGTAGTACCAGACTCAGTAGATTGTTGGATTTGCCATTGATATGTCAATGAACCAGCACCAGCTAATGATGCTGTAACAGAGAATGTTGCAGTAGCTGGAGCAACTTTACTGATACTTGCTGGTTGAGCTGTGATAGTGATTGTACCATCAACTGCTGTAGCATCGTCAGAACCACCTGCACGTAATGTAGAACCAGAGTCACCAGTTGTAGCTTGTAGTTTGTCTGATTGACCACCTAAAGCAACTAAGCACTCTGCGTGTTTAGCAACTGAACCATCTGCATTTGTCCATGAACGATATAACCACCAACCTGGACCTTTAAGTCCTCTTGCACGGTTTTCAGGTTGTTGTGCTTCATTGATATCAATGAAGAATAAGTCCATACCGTTGTTGATGTGATCACCGTTACCAGCTGCTGTGTTCTCATTACCTTCAGCATTACGTTGTAAGTATTGAGCAGCATTACCTGTACCAGTAAATGTGATAGTGTTTGTACCTGCTTTAGCATGAGCTTCTGTATCTGATAACTTGATAACACCAGCTGCGCCGCCTGAAGCAACGTAGTATGTATTACCTGATGTTAAACCAGCTAGAGATGTACCGCCTCCGTTAAAGTATACAACACCGTCACCTACTGCGAAACCAGTGTTTGAATTTGTTAGCGTGATAGTACTAGCTGATGTAGATACAGCTGATGTACCAAAGTACGCTTTCTTTGTGATGTACTTAGGCGCTGAAGCCAAAGCATCTGTTTTTCCCCATAAAGCCATTTTTGTTTACTCCTTAAAAGTATTATTTATTTATTTTGGTAAGTGTAGTGTGTACTCTCTACCATCGATAGAGTTGTCTTTACCTACACCCTTTTGTCTAGCACCTGACTTAGATCCATGTGGTCTGCCACGTCCACGTTTCTCTTGTTTTTCATTATCAGGTTTCTCATCACCTTCATCATCTTTTTGATTACTACCGCCGTATGCAGTACCCTTATTTAAAGTAATATGAGGGTGCTTGTCATCCGCCTTATAGTCCTTGTCATAAGCAGACTTTGTAGCTGCTCTTAATCTTTGTGCATCACGTAGATCATCGATCTTACCTTCATCCATAACTGCAAGCGTAGCTTTTAGGTATGGTGACATCTCAGCTGAAACATCTTCTGCTACTGATTTGTATGTGTTAGCTTTACCTTGTTGGTATGCAGCCTTAGTTGCACCCGGTAGAGCAGCAACAGCACCAACTGTTTTAGCGATAGTACCTATTGCTTGACCACCTAATTCAGCTGTACCTTTACCAGCATCTTTTAGTTCGTTACCAACACGTGCAATACCTTTTACGATCTTACCAGTAAATGTACCTGCTTCTTCGATCTCTTCTGCTTCTTCACCTAATTTTTTATTTGCATGTGCTAAAGCTTTTGTAGTTTTAGATAGCTGATGAGCAGCTGCATCATGAAAACTTTTAGCTTTTTCATATTTAGGACCATCTTTCTTTTTGCTTGCATCCATTCTTTTTTGTAGTTCATCTACATCAAACTTTCTTGCATTAATACTATGGGTTCCATGATGACCTGTAGCCATATCTTTATATTTCTGATATGAATCTTTTGATAATTCATCGATCTGTTCTACTTCTTCTTTAGCTAACTTGTCAATAGCTGTATCGATACCTTTTTCTCTATTGCTAATACGTTTAGCATCAAATGGTCTCATTGTTTGTTGCCATTTAAGATCTTTAGTTGCCTTCTTAGCGTATGAACCTAATGCTCCTTTTGATAATTCATCTATCTGTTCTACTTCTTCACCGATAGAACCAGCTGGTTGACCTTTAGCTTTGTTCTTATCTTTTGGCATTGTCGATGTACCTTTTGGAGCAGAAGCACCAGTCTTTACACCAGAAGCAGGGAATGCTTTCTCAACTTCATGTTTGTAAGTGCCTTCGCCTAACTGTGCTAACTTACCTTCAATAGCTTCTACTTCTTCTTTAGAAAGCACTGATTGTAAACCGCGTTGTGCTAAAGCTTTAGCACGGTCCATTTCATGGCCTTTTTCTACCGGCTTCTTGAAGTTTGTAGGATCATAATGATGTTTAGGATGACCGTAATGTTTATGGAACTCATCATGACTCATGTCTTTAAGATCCATTGCAAGCTCTTTCATCTTGCCTTCATCAAGCTCTTCAATTTGTTCTGCTTCTTCTTTACATTCAAGTTTAGCGCCAGCACGTAATGCTTTTAAATCATCTGAATCGATTTTATCTTTATCACCAGCTAAACCAGCGATCTTCTTTTGCTTAGGAGAAAGTTCCTTAGCTTCCTTTAAATAGTCGTTAAACTTTAACATTACTTAGCTCCTTTTGTTGAATGCTTTTTAGAGTCGAACTTTGTCCATGTTTCGTCATGTGGCATATCGACTTCATTTAATTTTTTAACATGGTGCATAACTTCAGCATGATCTAAAGATCTATTAGAATCTCTTTGACCTTCAAAGTCTGTGATATGAGCCTTCGTTACGTTCTTACCATGTTTCTTTACTAGTTCTTTTGCAATAGCTGCATAGTCATCATGACCTTCAACTACTGTTTCTTCTGTATACTTTTCTACATCTGATGTTTTTGTAGCATGTGATGCACGGTGTTTAGCTTTGTTTCTACCATACTTCTTATAGAATGTATATGCATCAAGGTTCTTCATATCATCTTCTTCAGATTTACTTAAGAACGCTTCTTTCATGCCCATCATTTTCTTCTTCTCAACTGCATCTTTTTCTGGAGTCTCAATACCCTTTTCTAAGTATTTGGGAGTTTGTTTATCTCCATTAAATGCTTTTTGAGCAACTTCTCTATTCTTAAAGAATGTAGCTAATACTTTATGACCACGAGATTCTTCTACAGCTTCTTCTCTGATATGTTTGTTTCTATCATCTACTGATGTTTGTGATTTACTATTGAAACCACTTACAGCAGATTTAGTATAACCCTTTTTCCAAATACTGCCAGTTCTATTGATGAATGTCTTTTCGCTAGGTCTTGGCTTACGTGTAGGTAATGTTTCAACTTTACCACCCTTTTTTAAGTAAGCAGCAATAGCTGTTTGATACTGTTTATCAGTATATGCTTCTGCCAATGACTTATGTGGTACAGATGTCTTTTGTGTACCATATGAACCACCATGGAAGTGTACTGTATCATTGTCACGTGTTGCTTTCCACTTACGACCTGTCTCATCTTTAAATGAATGTGATTCACCGTGTTTTAACTTAGCGATTGGCTCATGGTGTTCAGGATGTAGAGGGATTGAGAATGATTTACCGTGGTTAACAGTCTTCATTGTACCCCAATCATACTTACGTGTAGATACTGTTGCTTCTTCGATCTGCTCTTCTTTAAGTGATCTCTCTGCACGCTCATCACCTTTAACTCTGTTTGATAGCTTACGCATATCATCTTTATCTGTCTTCTTATAAGGGTTTTGATGGATGTCATATGCACGATCTACATCTTTACCAGCTTTATCTCTGTAAGATTGGTATGTACTCTTGTTTAGTTCATCGATCTGTACTTCTTCCTTAGCCATCTTAGTAGTAGCTTTAGGGATATTAACTAAACGTTTGTTAGCGCGAGCAAACTCCTTATTAGCTAGATCATGTTTCTTTTTAGAAGCATCCCAATCACTAGCTGCAGTATGTTGTAATGATTGTGCAGTATACTCTTTACCTTGATAAGCACCAGAAGCCGCATCATGTGCAGCTTTGTTTACATAATTAGCAAGAGTTTTCTTAGATAACTCAGTGATAGTTTCTTCTTTAGTTAACTTATCAACAGCTTTAGCAATACCAGTTTCACGTTTCCATGATTTTGATAGGTATTTTCTATGTAGTCTTTCAAAGCTATCTTTCTTAGATTGTTTACGTGCTTTGTCACCTTGGTTTTCAAAGTCAGTTGCAATTTGACCCATATAGCGAGAATCTTTAGCAGCTTTGTTTACATATGAACCTAAAGTCTTCTTAGATAACTCATTGATAGTCTCTTCACCTAATGCAGCCATAACACGTTTGTTACCATGTTTATTGTTTAAGATGTGGCTAATAGCATGTTCTTTAGTTCTGAACTCTGAAGTATCGATGATCTTGTGTTGTTGTTTGATGATACCACGAAGTGTGCCGATATCATGTTTCTTTAGAGAATCATATTCTTTTTTGATATCTTCATGTAACTCTTTAAACTTAGACCATGCTTCTTTCTCACCATCATATGAATGCAATAGTTTTGAATTATGAAGATCTTTAACAGATGGATTGCTCTTCTTATTATGTAATACATGCCATTTATCAGATGACTTAGTTAAGATAACATGACCACCTGATTTATGAGGTGCATCTGCTTTAACTTCATGCTTAGCGATTAGTTCCACACTTTCTTTTAACTTAGCTACTCTGTGTTTGTGCATCTTAACGATATCACCGCTAGCAGTTTTAATATGCCACATATCACCAGTGCGTGATGAAGATGAGCCAACAACTGTACCGTGTTTACCAGAATCAAGACCAGAACCAGCTAATACGGCAGCTTTATGACCAACCGCTACTTTAGCATCACGATCGATAGGACCATGATCATAACCTTCTTTAAAGTCTTTAACTTCTTTTTTCTTTTGTGTTAAAGGGATAGGTGGATTTAATACCTTCTTCTTATCGACTACGTCTGTACCAATACCTTTATACTCTACAGCTTCTGATAGGTCTGCATAGCATGTTTTATGTGGGCATTTATCTACGTGACGTTTAAAATGTTCTGCGTCTTCTTTTGATTTGAATTTAAAGAATGCTCCTTTATCTGAGTGACCAGCCCACTGACCACCATGATGCATTGCGCCAGTCTTAACATGTTCAATATCTTTTGGATGTGGAACTTCATCATACTTAGAACCATCAGATACATGTACTAAATGTTCTTCTTTAGCCTCATTTACAGACTCATTCTTTTGTGCACCATAATATGCACCCTTTGCCATCTCAATACGTTCAGCTTTAGTCTTACTAGCAAACTTTGGATTCTTAGAATGTACAAAATCGTCGATCCATTTTTCAATAGGATCTGATGGTTTTAAAACTTCGTTAATCTGTGATATAAATTCTTTTAAAGACTTCATTATACTTCTCCGAGGTTTTTAATACTAGCATGTAGCTGCCACTCAAACTTTTTATGCTTGTCCATACGATCAGCTACAAAGTTAGCAAGGCCTTGTTGTTTTTGTAATGTTGCTTCATCAAATAAAGCAGAAAGGCTTTGTAATAGCTGTGTATTTGCTTGTAATAAACTAACACACATGTCTACACATGTTTCTGGTTTAGCTGAATCTTCTGTAATAGTCTTGTATCCATATAACTCCATTAAACTTACAGGAGCATATACATCAAGCTTTCTTAATTCTTCTGCAAATGGATCTACAGCACCATACACGTCTTCATAGATCTCACCGAAGAAGTCATGGAATTGGCTGAAGTGAATGCCTTCCACGTTCCAATGATGTGAATGAGCTTTAAAGTACATGATAAACGTATTACCAAGTACTAACTTTAATGATGCGACTAATTTATCCATTTACCTATTTATTCCTTTGCTAATCTACGCTTTGTTAATTGATCAAAGTCAAAGTCGACGTTTTCTTTCTTTTGCTTTTCCATAAATGCTGAGAATGTATGGTCTCTTGTACCACCACCCAGTCTGTCAGCATCTTTCTTTTTAGGAGCTAATTCAGGTGGAAGAGGTTTAACTTTAGCTATCGTATCAGAACCAACTTCTCCTTCAGCTACAAACTTAGTAGCAAAGTCTTCATCCATTAGATCGCCTTGTACTGACTCAGTTGCATACATTACTTTTCTACGACGTAGATGATGGTCAGTAGCTAGTGTGTGGCCAGGCGCAGTTTGTGGATGACGTGGCCATTGTGGCTCAAGGTCATCTATTTGTTGGCCAATATTTGGGTCGATAGGCATGCTTACTTCTTTTGCAGAAGGCATAACACCACGATCTTTCTTAAACATCTTCATTACGTCTTGGTATCTGCGAGCGCTCTTACCAATGTTTTCGTTGCTATGTTTACCGATGTCAAGATCTTCTTTGATCTTGTCTGCATGAGGTTTAATCATGTCGTCAAGCGTTTTACCATGTTTTGCCCATACTTCTTGATGTGCATCAAACTTACCAAGGTGTACTAATGTATCCTTAGCTTGGATATGTGCAGCTTTCCAAGTCTTTAATTTATCGACTGAAGGGTTATCACCATATTGACCATGCAACTCCATGTATGCGTCTGTTGTCTTAACAGCTTTTAACATACCAACTGGATCTTTAACATCTTTAGTTGATAGCTCAAATGCTTTTGCAGTGTCTGAGCAGTGATGGAAGTTCTTTGTAGTATAACCTTTATAGCAGAATTGCTTAGGATCTACAGCCTCTTTTAGTTTATGTTGGTCGTACTCTTTATCTAAAGCATGTTTACGACGAATTAACTCAGATGAAAGATCTGCATCTTTATGAGTGTTCTTGTCTAGTTGAAGATCTTGGATAGCTTTTGATTTAGCTTTATAATCTCCGTGTGGATCATTAGCATTTAATGAAGATTCTGGGATGCAGTTAGGAACTGTCTTACCGTTTTTCTTTTTAAGACCTAGTTGTTTGTAGCCTTTCCAGCAAGCTTCAACTAGGTTTACATCTTTAACCCATTTTCTATGAAGGTCACCAGACTTGTCAACTACCACTAAGTAGTTTGCGCCTCTGTCCATGATTTCATACTCTACACCAGCAGATTCAACGATATCACCGATATGGTAGATCTCGCCTTTAAAGTACTTGTCTCTTAATGTATCGATAGAGAACTTAACTTCTTCCTTGATAGCTTCAAGGCCAAACGTTTGTCTCATCTCATTGAATAGACGCTTAGCATCGATGTCTCTGAATGATGACGGCATGTTCTTTTTGAATGAAGTGTAGTCACCCTTTGTGATGATTGACTTCATCTTGATCTCATTGAGGTCTTCAGATACAACTACTTGTACTGACTCCATGAGGTTCTTTGTGATTGCTTTTTTGGATTCTTCTGAAGTAACTACTATGACGTTCTTGTACCTCTTTTTAAGGCTCGCAACTTCCTCTTCCAATGTGCCTTTTAAAGGTACAAAGTTAACACCATTAAACATGATGTCTAAGAAGTGTTGTTGTCTGTCAGTGGGTAGACTGCCTGAGGACTCTTTGATGTATACGGCATGGTCAGCATTATTGAGTTTTACTAGCTTCTCAACTAGTTTAAAGCCTAATTCATGCTGAGCTGTTGGAGGTGAAAAGCTATCAAAAGAGATCACGATGCTCTTTGACGGCAATTCTTTTACGAGTTGTCTATAGTTCTTCATTTTTATCCATCTATATAATTAATATCTAGTATTATTTATACGGCCGAGAGTATCACTTTTGTAATATTTACGACCCATCTTGAAGTTACCTCATCTCCTGCAAGCTCGTCGTTAGCTTGTACATCACCGATTTGAGCTACTAGGTCTTTGAATTCTGCCTCTGTAAGTACACCAGAATTGAATTGTTCTGTGATATCGTGTAGTTGAGTAGCCAATGCACCTTTAATTCCAGGCTCTCCCATTGCTTCTTGTAATTCTGCTAAGATTGACATATTAACGTCCCTTCCATGCTTTCTCTATGACCAATATTCTGGTCTTGTTAAGTTTAAGTGTAGCCTCACAGTAAGCTGTGGAGCCGTCTCGTGCTTTCTGCATAGCGATATATAGTTCTTCAAGTGTTTTGGCTTGTGGATCTTGCCTAAATTCTGTATACATGTTCAACCATCTTAGATCATCGATCAATGGCTGCCATTCTTTATGATCCTTATCGATACAAGATAATGTTTCCATCTTTTGTTTAGCATCAATAAGTTTACCAGCTTCTACTGGATCATGTGGTACTGGCATAATGAAACTACAACCAGTCATGAGTAATGCTGCAATAAGTGTTAGTTTTTTCATATTAATCCTCTGAGAATACTAGAGCTGCTGAGACCCTAGATATGTTTGATGTTGATTTTATTGCTATACTTACATAACTTCCTGATGGGATGGCGATACGGAAGTCGCTTAGTCTATATTGTGCTTCTCCATTGATAGCTGTGATGAACCTACATACTGCAGTGTCTACAGTCTCATCAATTGTTCCATCCACAGTACTAATCATGCCATTATCTTTAGATTGACTACGATATGAATGGGTTCCAGAGAATGATGTTGGTTCAAAGAATATGTACACGATACCAGGATCGTTTCCTTGTGTACCGATAGATATGTCTTTAAGGATGATCTCTTTTGCGTTTAGTATATAATTACCATTGTATGCTCCTGCGGCTCCGTTAGTAACATATGGATTGCGCAGTGTTAATAAATGGTACAGAGTTCCAGCAGAGTTTAATGAAGTTTTACTTACACTAGTAGATCTATTTAATTCATTTTGGAATATGGTACCTTCAATTGCCGCCATCATTGATGCACCAGTAACAGTTAGGTTGCTTGTGTTTGTTATATTATATGCAGCATATGTTATCTTAAATGACGGGTTAGCCACATGTGGTACATTATTTTGGTTTGTATAATGTTCTTTATGAATGAATATCATGTTTCCTGTAGCTTGATCTTCTAAAGCATATCTAATCTCACCTGCACCCAACCAACGGAAGTTGATTTGATATACATTAAGTTTTGTTGGATCTAATGTCATCCCGCTTGGGTTGCGTGTGTGTCTCTCACCAGTCTCAGGATCTATTGCACCAAGAGTATCAACATTCCACTGATATTGATAAGTCCAATGATCTGTTTGTGCTATTCCAGCTTGTCGTTGAGCAAATGTACCTGATACAGTACCAGATCCAGTTAAACTATATGTTCCAGTTTTTGGTCCTAAAGTTGTGCTCATAAACACGATAGTGTTATCTACTTGATCAACTAACCAACCAGTGTATCCACCAACATGAGTTGCTATTGCCACTGCTGCGTCTTGTGGAGATGCAGTGTTTACGGTAACTGTGAATGCTGTTCCATTTAATGTGATAGTAAGTGTCTGACTTCCTGTTGATATACTGTTGATAGTTAATTGTCTAATCTCAGTTTTACCACCAGTGCTTCTTACAACACCAAATTTATCTCCATCATACCCGATAGCAATACGATTTTCTTGGTTTGCTAATCCAGCAAACTGTAAACTATTAGGAACTCCTGCAGTAAACGCAGCAGTAAACCTACAGAGAGCACCTTGGCCGGTACGATAGCGTATGAAGCGTTTAGATCTTACAACACCGTATCCGCCTGCAGTTGTTCCTGTATTTGCAGTGAATAAAGCACTTAATGGAGTTCCACCTGCGCCAGATCCTGTACCGTTATTATATGTTTGTATAACTTCAGGTGTGATACCATAGATCGCATCCAACTGGATAACAGGAGTGATACTAATACCATATTGTTCACCAAACGCCGTTACTGTACTTGGAGATTCTGCACGATCAATAGTAACAGTTCCAGTAATTACTGCATCTGTGTGTATTGGATTTGCAGCACTGTTAGCTGATGTGTTCTTTGAAATTGGTATTGGATTACCAACATCGTTCTTAATCTCTTGGTTATTTGTAAATAAGTACGTCATACTATTCTCCATCCATTCCTATAAATTAGTTGAATGGCTCCGTTATTAATTTGAATTATAAATCCACCTGCATCATTATCAACATTTCCTGTTACAGTAATTGGGTTTGTCTCTGCATCGCCGTCTTCGTCTTTGATGATAAGCATCCTTCCAGAACTTGTCGTTGTGGGCAATGTTATTGTAACTGGTCCTGCATAGTTAACACCAATATAAAAATCATTGCTTGCAACTGTATAAGTCGGTGTTGTAACTTGAGTAGTGTTGTGAACTACTTCGTATGGGTTGATCTCATCGAATACAAACTTCTTACGAGAATCGTCATACTTTAACCAACGACCATCTGAGATAGTTTCTCGTGCTACGTCATCTAACCATCTAAGGTTAACTTCACCACCACCTGGTCCTGTTGCAGCTATACGACCGATAGCTTGCTCAAGGAACCTCATCTTTTGTCTAATAGCATCTATCTCAGGATTGACAAAATCCGGATTAGGTTGTTGGAATGACTTATCTGTTAAATATTTATTGACATCTGAATCCACCTGTTTAGCTCTTACTTCAGGTGTATGGATGATTGGTTGTGCAGGGATCTCTTCAGTTAACATGTCTTCAACGATCATGTCTTCTTGTTTAGATTCCTCAAGTTTGTCTACTTGTCTTTGTAGTGAGGATAACTCTTCAAAGAGTTTTGCAAGATCTGACTTAGCATGATCTTTTGCCTCTTTGATTTTCTTTCCTACTGGATCTGTGGTCTCGTAATGCTTTTTACCTTCAGCAAGAACCTTGAATAGTTCATTAAGATCTGACACTTATATGCTTCCGTGATGTACGTCATGCATTAGTTCTTTTGCATGTTTATCTGATACATGTTCTGGTACACCCTTACGGAACTCGTGGAAGTTACCAGTCTTAGCGTGATGTCTTTGTTTAGTAGCAGATATGCCATGTGTACCTTCAGCATCAGGATCTCTATGACCAGCAGAATGTACTGTTATCTTTTTAAAGTTATAACCGTGACCACCTGCAGATGTAGAGCCATTATACTTATGTAGTAATGTGTGCATCTCTTTCTTACGATCAGAACCAACCACTACATGTAGATGTGTTACACCTTTCTTATGTAATTCTGATGCATGATGCAAGATAGTTGGTGATTCTTTTGATGCAGCTTTAAAGTTTGTCTTAGGTGAATAACGTTTAAGGTGTTTCATCTTTTGATCTGCAGATAGTGGGTTCTTTTTCTTATCTTGGCTGTGTGATGTCACCACTGTGTGTTCGGCTTTATGTTTATCTGCAACGTCATGTACTTTATGGATTACTGCCATATGACCTGTAGTTGGAGGGTTCATACGACCAAAAGCCAACACATGGTGTTTGGCTCCAGCTTCTTCGATTAGGTAGTCTTTAAAATTTTGCATTAGCAGTTCCACTTACGAAGAGCAAGTGCCTTTCTTGTTGGTTTACCATGTTCGTCCTTCATTGGGCCTTTAACGCCGCTCATGCGCGCGCAGAATGACTTACGTCTACCTGCAGCTTTACCTTTAGGATCAAGCTTGGATGGAGGTGTAGTCACAGCCATTTTAAGGTGATGACCAGGATTTTCTCTATTATACTTATCGACACCAGCACGAGTCAACCCACCAGTCTCTGATTTATATTTGTTCTCTTCTAAGTATTCTTTGAATGTTAGCATTATTTTCGTACCTTTAATAAGTTGGCTCTACTAAACTCTGCACGATCTACTAACTTAGTAGGTTCACCCTTATGATTCACTACATAACCCTCTGGATTTGTAGGCTTATCTTCGATGTGATGAGTTAATGATCCTGCATTACTGTTTAATGTCTTGACTAATACGTTCTTTGCTTTTTGTAAATGCGTATGCATCTTTAAAGCATTCTCATATTGTTCTTTATGTTTTTGAATATGATCGACTTGTGCTTGTGCTTCAGCTTGTTTCTTTTGTGCTCCAGCTGCAGTCTTAAGTCTTGATTGGACTATCTGAGACTTATCCATAATATGCTGTTGTAAACCTCTTGCAGTTGGCTTCTCGTTCTTACGAACTGTTTGGTTAATATAAGTTGATAGATGACCACCTTCACCAGCATGTGGTTCGATAGCAGCATACATCTTTTTGCCGCCTTGATCATGAAGCTTATGAGCAGCTTCCATATTTTTCTTATATTCTACTTGATCCTTAGGTGCAAAGTCTGTAGTTGATGTATCATGTTCAGCGTTCTTATGATATACATCAGGGTGTTCTTTGAACTTAGCTTCAACGTTTGGGTTTGCTCTCATGTCATGGATATCTGTACCATGATATTGCTGATGTACTACAACACCAACTTTTGCGTTCTTAACTTTTTGGGCTTCTTGACCATGAGCTGTATATTTAATAGTGTTAGGTGTAAATGATGCAGATCCGTCTGGATTCTTTTTAACATCTCCATGGCTAAACATCATGTCACCTTGGAATACACCTTTCTTAGGAGCAACCTTTGGTAGGTGTTCTAATCCAGCTTTTAGTTTATCTACAAGACCTGGAGCATGACCGTGATGTAGCTCGATGTCTTTTTCATTATAGTTAATCTTTGGGTTCTTATTGAATGCAGACTTAGAAGCTACAAAGAACTTACCAGTCTTTGGATGATGACCAAACACAATAGATGGTGATCCATCATACTTCATTGTTAGGTTAGAGCTCTTATGACCAGACTTAATATGTTCATGTGCTTGGTTTAAAGCTCCTACTGCATGTTCAAACCCTTTGGCTCCATGCATTAAAGGACGATCCTCTGGATGGTGGATATGCTTTAATTTGCCTTCATCGGCAGATTCTGTTAAGTAGTCTTTAAAATTAATCATTTTATTTGGTTAACGCTTCCATCTAAATGTGCATGCCATGCTGTAAATTTAATGTCTTTAAAGTGATTTTCTAATCTTAGAAAAGCCTTTAGGTTATTTATACTATCATCAAAGAGACGAACCTTATTAAACTTTTTAGTGTTCAAATAGTTATATATGATGACAGCTTTTGCTTCAGCTGCACTTAAGCCTTTAATCTTGCCAGCCCTTTCTACTCGAACTTGACTTATATCAAATCCATACTTCTTAAAAGTACTGAGGAACTTGTCTCTATTATCAAGGTCAGGCCTTGCTGTGACTATGATTACTTTATTGTTTGGGTGTTTCTTAGTATCAGCTAAGATTGCCTTAGCTTTATTAAGCATCTTTGTGATTGGGGTAGATTCTTTATAGAACTTATTAGAATCTGAGAACTCTGAGAAGTCTACAGACTCACCCTTAGCTAAATGATAGGTGTTATATTCAGCAGATGTTATCTTCTTAATAACCTTACCAGACTTACGGATTATGATTTTGGCTGTAGTATGGAATAAGGTATCATCAATATCGAATATTGTTAGGTAACCGTCTTTTGTGAATTCTTTAAATTTAAGCATAAAATCTCTATATTCTTATTATACCATACTTTACAATTAAAGGTGTTACAGGATTGTAATAATTTGTAACAAATTGTAACAATTACTTAGCATATGAGTAGTCACACATCAGATGGGAGATGTAGTTCCCACCTTGCTTATTTCTAAAGTTAAACTTCAGGATGTATGTGGGAGTAATGACCTCGATGTCTACTCGTTTGCCCGTGCCAGTCTTACCTCCATAGAATACCGTAACCTTTTTAACCTTGGAAGCGTTGTCCCTGTAGGCTTTGGTCACAGGCTTGGAGATGATTTCCTGTCCTAGTTTATGGACCATATGATACCCATAGCCTATGCCAGACTTAATCAGGTCTTCAAGAATCTTAATGTTAACTTTCTTTGTGGTATCTACTGACTTAAAGTTCTTGCCTTTACCATTAAACACAGAGCAGAACGTAGCGTTATCTAAACCAAACATCTTAAGTAGTGTTATACCACCAGGATTCTTAACCATACCAGCTTTAAGCTCAGCGTCTGTTAAGTACTTCTTAGTTCCAGCATTAAAGAACGTTACCGTACCAGAATACTTTAATGATAGGTAAACTCCAGCTTCAGCTTTCTTATCTTTACCCTTTCTTAATGTGATGTCAGTAACGATAGCACCAATATCAACCAAACCTGGTGTTATCAATACGTTGTCACCAGATACCATCAAAGGTCTTGGTTTATTTAGAGCACCTTCGGCATCAACATATAAGTCTTTCCACTTATCGATCTTGTATTCAGAGACTATACCTTTGATTAGTTTCTCATTCATCTGAGACGATACTTTACCAGTCTCCCACCACTTATCAAAGTCTTTAGCTAGTTCATCTTCAAAAGCATTACCTTTATTTCCTGTACCACGTCCCCCTCTTGAACCTTCACCAAACTCAAGCTTGATCCGTTTGAATGGAGCTTGTAGCTCTTTGATGTTAAGAGACTCTTGTAACTTACGTGTTACTTTTGCAATACGTGGAGCTTTAGGATCTAATGCTAATGGATCTTTTATGGAAGGAAACTTCTTATGAAGTCTCATCAATGCGAGAACGAGTTCCTCTGATATGGTCTTATCAGAGATAGTCTTAACTATATCGTTTGTGCTTGTAGGTATAAAGTCGTACGCCATATGAATCCATCAATAAAGTGTTTATATGGTATTTATAAAACAAAAGGAGCCGAAGCTCCTTATGTTAAAACTTAAATCCAGTAAATTCTTCCGAAGAGACCCGTTTACCGAAGTCTGACTTATCAAATACTGGTTTATCGTCTTGACCAGAGTCAGCTATATTGGTTTGAGCCGAGACCTCAACATCATATAGCTTCATCTTGGACCTATCAACACCGATCACGAAACGTTTATAATAAGATGGATCATTATAACGATTCTTAAGTTGTTTGACCATGATTTGACCTAGAGATTCTAAGTCCTCAGTGGAGATCAAAGCCAACATAAGATCAACTGTTGCAGGCAAACCAAAGGATTCGGATGTGTCCTCAAGACCTGGGTCGGAATTCGTAAAACCGGACCGAGTAGTCTGTGTGGCACTCACGATAGGTACATTATACTCAACTGCCAAACCCCTTAGTTCCTCTGCAATCGTTTTGACATAAGTGTAACTGTTTACGTTAGCACCATATCGAAGTCGTTGCGAACTACAAATATTTAGATAGTCGATGTAGATAATGTCAGGTTGAAACTCTTGTTTAAGTTTTAACTCTTCAAGCAAAGCCCTAAAATGTCCAGCATGGGCACCGGCAGTTGGGTATTCCTTGATGATCAACTTACCTTGAGACTTCTTCCTGACTTTATCTAACCGACTATCAAAGATGGGTTTATCGACCACCTTTAACTCATCCATAGAGAGGTTCAATAGGTTTGCATCGATACGTTCTGCAATCC